TGACGATGAGCTAGATCCTCCAGGAGCAGAATCAGGGCCTCCGCCCATTCCCATTCCGCCGCCGCCTGTACTAGCCATCTTAGTACCCCTTTGGAGCCTTCTTCTGTACTTTCTTGCCAGAAGATTTAGCGTATTGTTTAGCTTTTTTCATACCAGCTTTGGTATAAGCAAATTTTTTAGTTCCGACTTTAGGCATATTAATTAAGGAGCTTTGGCTCCCCCTCCTTCATACTTTCGTTTAGTTTATCAATTATAGACTCTACATCAACAGCCTTCTTAACCTCGACAGTTGTAGTCTTGGTTTCTTTCTTTTCTACTTCTTGCTTGGAATAGGTGGATCTATAGTTAAATTTATTAACCATCATGAATGCATATAGTGATGTATTAAATGATTTATTATCTAGGTTATCCCTACCTATCTGTATCCAGTAAGCTTCAGAAGCTTGTATACCTAACTCAATGGTTCGCTGGAAATCACCCTTTCTTTCGTCTTTTAGCCAGCGGTAGAACGTAGACTTATGAATACCAAGGAACCTGCATACTTCAACAACGGTAGACCCACAAGCAAACATCTCAATTACTTTCTTCTTGTTTGCTGTGGTCCACACACTGTTGTGCACTACCTTGCCTTCCCTACGTTTTACAGGGTTAACAGCCATTTAAATATCCTTTGTTAAATTTTAATTATGATCTTCGCGATCTGCCGCTACCGCTTGGACCTTTGCCTGCTCCACCTCTATCCCCTGGGCCACCTCGTCCACCTCCTTTACTACCACTACTCATTGGCTTGGGTTTAGGTTTTCCAGGAACTTTACCAGTTCCTTTACATGTAGGACAGGTTCTTGAACCCATCTTTGATCCTGCTATTTTTGCTGGTCCACGCATTTTAATCTCCTTTGTAAGGTGGGACTGTACCAACAGAAGGGAGAAGGGACCCTCAACAAGGAGGGGAGAGATGTGCTGGTACAATCCCAAATTCATTACTTATATTATAGCATATTGGGGGGGTAGAGTGTCTCACTTTTAATCTGTTAGCAAATTTATTAGCCAGGCACCTAAGAAAATCCTTACCAATTTTGTCCATATAGTAATATAAATATATATATATTATAATAAGGGAGGGGGTTATCTGTGGATAACTTTATGATTACCCTTTATAATCATACATTTAACCTACTTTTTACCTGTGGATAACCCTGTGTATAACTTTTGAATAACTTTTTATAAAAAATATACCCCCCAAAAAATTTGGAATCAAAAATTTCTAGGTCTCTTAGCCCCGGACACTGCCTACACGCAACGCACTTTCCAAAATTTTGCCGCTAAGCCAGATATGACAATACTCCATATAGGTAAACATAATATAATATTCCATAGGGGGACAATAACCAATAGATATACCCCCATCCAATTTCAATTCTACACCTCCAGGGAACACTAAAAACATGCTCCCTAGCTATATACAAAGAATAACCTATACGTAGGGGTACCTAAAGCTTAATAAACTCTTGGGATCAGCTTAATGTTGTGTTAATGCCTTTTTTTATTTATATGTATGGGCGGGTGGACCGGGACTCCTAAACCTGGATCGCTCGGGTGCGCCTCTGGGAGTACCTTCAGAATATTCGAATATGCTTATATTACAGGGTTAGTATATTAGAAAGCACTTATATAGGTAGTCAATTTGCAATTCGGGTCTGGGTACGCTATATTAAATGCATGGGAACGAAAGACCTTCCCAAAGACCGCATAAAGTAGTCGCAGTCTACGGTTACCCCACGCGCCAGAGAAAAAAAGCGGGGATCATACCTCAAGGTAAGTCAAGCGATATGCTTTGTGCTAGTGAGTGCCAGCAATGAGTAACGCCCCATAATTCTCAAGGGATAGGGAACAACGTTAAACGCTCGCGACAATGTACAAGGGTGACGATATCGCCACAAGCCGGAGTTATACAAGCGAAAGCGACTATAGCAATTCCCTAGTAACACGTGGATATTAGCAAGGGGTTCGATAAGACCAAAATGGGCTGTAATACCGATAAGTATTTAAAATGACTTAGCGGGGCTTGAGCCAGAGTTAGTGTTCAGCACTATTCTCAAGCCAGTTCGTGACCCGAAAGGGAACTGATATGGTAATGGGAACAATGTTATTTGTGAGAATCACACTTCCGTGATTCAAACAAAAACGGAGCACCGCAACGATGGAAATCATCAAAAATGGAAAAGACCTCGGCACGGCAATCAAACGCGCAGTAAATCAAGCACTTAAGTGGCAAGATAAAGTGCAAGAACTGTTCGTGTCGTCCGCATGGCACTACTCTGAGCATGGCGATAGTACATACCTATCTATGCTTGTGAAGGGTATTACAAAGTGCGACGGAGTTAATAAGCAAAAACTTATCGGCTTCGTGTCGGAGGTATGCCAAGTTAACTGGGATAAAGAAAACTTACGCTTCAAGAAAGCAAAAAAGTCTGAGTTCGAGTTTGATATGGTTACACTTCATGCCCGCAAATGGTACGACTTCGAGGTGGAATCATCGCTAAGTATCTGGCAGTTAAAGAAACTTATCGAGAAAACCACGGCAGATATCGAGAAGCACTCTGATGAAGCGCGAGATCAAGTCATCGAAGCATATGACGCAATCGGCGAACTCAATCAGACTATCGAAAGAATTGCCAAAATGGAGGAGTGGTCAGAAGCGGCATAGTCAGCGGGATTCACACTGGAAACAGTGTGATTCTCACAGATAACATCATAAGAGGAGGAAAATGTACTACGATAAAGAGGTAGGCGTGTGGATTGAAGTTATACCCGCACAAAAAACGCCTAGAGTTAAGTCTAATATTAAGACTAAACGAACTAAGTCTAGTCATGTCCCGCCTAGGATAGCGAGGCAGAGATTTAGATAGTAATTCCGGTAATCAGTCCTGAGTATGACTGTCAATAACTGCTCCCGAGTTGTAACCTACCGTACCCTGTGGGTACATACTACTAACCCCTGCTATATGTCTAGGGAACACGTTTTTCATGCTCCCTGCGACCTTGTGCGGGATATTCTGAGGTCATTCTGTTATGCCAATTGGATTGGTTGTGATGAATATCACAGTAATATCTCTTAGCGTGTGCGCTACGCTGTACGTCACGCTGTAATAATAAAAACAAGGAGATTAAAATGGATGTATTTGTTATGTACTCGCTTATGATATCTTGCTCAATACTGGTACTTGTACTGTTCTCATGAATATATTTTATGTAGACGATGACCCAGTGATATCTGCTGTTCAGTTATGCAACAAGCATATAGTTAAAATGCCGTTAGAAACTGCACAGATATTGAGCACCGCACATAGACACCTTGACGGTGACGATTATGCGGACAATCACGGATTGTACAAGGTTGCACACCTCAATCACCCCTCAACTGTATGGGCGCGTAGTTCTAAGCAACATTATGAGTGGCTAATTGCTCATTTTGAAGCGTTGCTTGACGAGAAACTGCGCCGTTATACCAAAAAACCACCACATAAATCAGGAGAATTGTTAGATGCACTGCGTAAAGTGCCAGATAATATGCCAGACGCAGGATTTTCACCCCCACCTCAGTGTATGCCAGACGAATACAAGGATAAAAGCACTACAAAAGCGTATCGTAACTACTATTGTGGTGCAAAAGCGTACATGGCTCAATGGAAATGGCCCGCAATAAGACCCGAATGGTACAAGATATGAGACATAGAAAGGACTGGCCCCGACAAGTAGCGTATGATAATGAGAAATATTCTCATGAATTGCTCAAAAGATTAGATGCTCTTGTCAGTTTTGCTTACGCATTCTCCAAGTCTGAGAATGTAATGTATCTGAAGGAATATGGTGCTGTAGTTGATAGCGGGTACATAGAAAACGTAACAAATCATCGTATTTCTTTCCGGCTCTTGCTTAATTACAGCGCTATTCTTTGGCTATCTAGAAATCTTTTGGATTGCAAGTTAAGATTTAAGGGTGGTGAGAGCAGGCAAACACAATTACTAAACCTGAACAAAAGCAATGCTTTATTGGGCAGAAGATGGGAGGATGCTTGGGGCTATCACTTGGTTAGCGGATGGTCTTCCAGTGAGGACGAATGGGTCAGATTGATAGCGATGGCGGAGTCTAACGAGAGGGAGTTTGTGATATTTAATCTAACCAACTCACAGTTACCGCCTAAAGATAATGGTAAATGCCCAGAGAATAGTAATGATTGGATTAATTTGTGCCAAGATTACAGACATGACTATATAATTGAGCCTAGGTATGAATACTGGGTGAACATTCCGATCAAAGGCAATGAGGGTTTCATTGCTAAGACAAGATTCCACGGTATCGTGGAGAGGCAACGCCCTAGCCATATAGGGTAGTAAGGAGAAATACAAATGGTATTTAACTTTGCGGGAGAGTATCTGGATGGCAAGCAATTAACAGAGAAAGAAAAACTAAAGATCTTTTCTGATATGATTGCGCGTCAGGATAAGATTGACGCTAGAAAAGAAGGCAAAAGAAGTAAGCGAGAGGTTTGCGTCACCGAGTCCGAACTAGAAGCACAGCAACAGAGTATGGTAGACTCTGGCAAAACATGGGAGGACATCAAGAATGAGTGTATCTGAGTATGACGATGACATCTATGATGAAGAAGATGCGGAGTATGATGACCTTTCTAAAGTGCCAATGCTGTTTGATGAGATACATGAAGGCAGAGAGATTAAGGTATGGCGATTGGGAACTAATGATAAGACCGCCCATTATGCTGTTAATAATCAAAGAGATAAGTACATTTCCGCATTGGTTATGTACTCTTTACCAACTAAAATTTCCTACAACTAACGGAGCAATGTAATGTCAGAAGTTACTATAACACCTAGTCAAATCCCTGAGTTTTTAAGAGCATCACATGAGCATGATTTTACTTGTTTGTTTACTGGACTGCCAGGGATTGGTAAGACAGAGATGGTTACTGAAACTGGGCTAGAACTTTTAGGTAATGTAAAAGATGTCAGGGTATCTCAACTTGATCCAGTAGATGTAATGGGTGTGCCTCAAGTGCTAGATGGGCGCACTCGTTTTGCTACGCCAGACTTGCTACCCGATGAGGATAGAGATGGTAAGACAGGTTTGTTTATTCTTGATGAGGTTCTTGATGGTACGACTGCAGTGCTAACTGCTATTCAACAACTAATTCTTGAGCGTAGAGTTGGCTCTTATGTATTGCCAGATGGTTGGCATATAGTAGCAATGGGAAACAAGAAAGAGCATGGCGGTATTAATCGTGGTCTATCTGCCCCACTCAAGGACAGGTTTGCCCATGCTGAGGTGATTGTTGATGCGTCAGAGATCATCACTTACTTTATTAAGAAGGGTGCGGATACTATCGTAACATCATTTCTTAAGTCGCACTCTGACTTGATACATCAACTTCCCAAAAAGGGTGGCTCATGGGCCGGACCTACGCCTAGATCATGGTACAAACTTTCTCAAGTAAGGCAAGGTAATCCAAGTGATTCGATAAGGTTTCAGTTGTATGCTTCTCTTGTTGGGGAGGGTGTTGCTGCAGAGTTTATAAGCCACGAGAAGATAGCAGATCAAGTGCCAGACCCAGAGGATTGCATCAAGAATCCTATGAAAACTATGATCCCAGAGAATCCTAGTGCAAAGTATGCTATTGCTGTAGGGTTAGCACACTGGATTAATGTTGATAACATGGGTAATGTGATGAAGTATCTTGGTCGTTTACCAAGCGAGTATGCTGTAACAAGTATCATGGAAGCCAGAAAGATCAAGCCAGAGATTCAAGATACACCTGAGTTTGGTCAGTGGGCTATGGATAATGTCGATATCGTATTAGGATAATACAAATGAAACTAGAAAATAAAGCAATGTTGTTTAAGGTAGATTTTAGTATCACTTCTGGGCGTAAGGTAGACAAGGAGGTATCAAGTAAGATAGCGGATGACTACAATGTAAGTGGTGGTAGTCAAGCATCTGGTAACTTCAACAAGATTACTATAGCACAGAAGTATATTAAACCTTTCCAAGATATCAAGCGTAAGGTAGAGCAAGCAGTAAAGCAGAACACCTTGCCATACTTGCATGACAGTGATAATACTTATCTGTTACCTAACAATCGTATCATGAGCATCAGTAAGATATGGCGTGATGCTGAGCGTGAATGGGAAACAGCCAAAGATGAATTGGTTAACGGCAAGTATCACGAGGCTTTGCAGGAGGCTAAGAAAAGACTCAATGATAGTGGTGGTATGTTTAGATACGATGACTATCCAGATGTTGAGGACTTTGTAGCCAAGTTTAAGATGAAGAAGTTTCTTAGACCAGTGCCGTCTGCTCATGGTCTTGAGATGCTTACTGGACTGAGTGAGATAGAAGCCAAGCGCATCAAGGATGAGGTAGAGCAGAGTATGAATGAGAGTTTAGAATCATCTGTTGAGTCTTTATATAATAAGATTAAAGATGAGATGAATGGTTTGATTAGTGTGTTAGACAAGGATAATCCTAGGATATGTGAGACTAGGATTGATGGATTGAATCATCTTATTAGAATTATTGATTGCCTTAACTTTACTAATGATGATAAACTAAAAGATATACAACAGTATATGAAAGATAATCTTTTGTTTGTACCAGCCTCGCTAAGAGGTAACAAGCCTGCTCAGACTCGTGCTATTAATCATGCTCGCAAGGTATTGCAGATGATTTTTGTTAATGATGTGGCAGATAACCAAGAACAACCACTAACAGCAATGGAGAAACTGTATGGATTCGGCTCGTAAGTTAGAGATTGCACGATCAAGAGCGTTGATGGACTTCCCTTTCTTTGGTCATTTACTTTTGTCAATGGAGATAGTTCGCAAGGATGAGATACCTACATTTGCTACTGATGGGAGGAGTATTTTTTATAACGATGATTTCCTTAACAAACTTAG